AAAGACTGTGAAGTACATGAAGATAAGGAAGCTGCAAAAGCCATCCTCTCTGCCAAAAGGAAGGAATATCGGGATGTAGCCAAGAAACGGGAAGAGAAGAGAAAACAGAATGCCGAATACCGGGGGAAAATGAAAACTCATTGGCAATGGTTACAAGAGGGAAGAATTCCTGACCCTCATGCACGTTGGAGAGTTGGAGAGGAATTGAATAGAACTTATAATACCTGTTCTTATGGCAGTAAATACTGTTATTGCCATGAGAGATATACCCATGAGCCTAAAAATGATGAAGAGATACAAAAAGCCATTTTGGATTTTCATAAAAACGGAGATAGCTGGGGCTGAATATAAACAGTATAAAGATGAATAGATACATGGGCTGGGAACTCTATGAAGAACCACCTGAAGGGTTCTCTATTGATAAACATACCGGTTCGCCTCTATCTGGATATGATTTCTTTACAAACGGTAAGAGTGTCCTGAACGGTCAAAAAAGGGTTCTTGTGAAGGCCAACATACCTGCCAATGACGTAGCGGTTAATCACCCAACGAGCAAAATGCAGAAGCCCAAGAGCAAAGAGCCCAAACAAGACCCGATGATTAACCGTGATGTACGTCAAAGGGTAAACGTCTTTGCCCGCGAGAGATTTAAAGTGAAGCTGCTACAAGAAATAGAATTTGATTTAATGGTGTGTCAATTGGAAGGGTGGAGCATGGAAAGCTATGTCTTTGAGATTAAACAATTGATTGATGATATATTTCAGAAAATGACAAAATAAATAAAACTGTATAGAAATGAATAAAAAGGAAATATCAATGAAAAAAGGTCAGAAAGTACGCATCCTGCGTACAAATCAGATAGCGACAATCGTCGAAGTGGAGCTGATTCGTAAGAGTGGTAAAGTACACAGATATTGCCATCTGAAGATGGATAAAAAGCCGGACTTGTGGATGGACGCTTCAGAACTGGGTGGATTGGTGGAAAGGTGCCGGATAACTTTCCACGATGACAGAGGACAGGAACTATACTTTGATGTGGAGCGTGATTACCGCAAGGAGAATTTGAGTGTGACATTGACCGGGAAAAATCCGGAAAATCTCAAGGAGCATCACGGAATCAACATTATAATGGCTGAAATGTTGTGCAGAGGTTTTAAAACATATAAATAGCGTCCTTGATAACTCTTTTGCAAAACAATTCCTTTGTATCCGCTCAATGCTTAGAAAATGGATTTACTTCAATATTTTCCAGACAATAGTCAATCTTGGATTCCGTCTTATATCGAGTCAATGGGGATGGAGAAATTGGCGGAATACTATAATAAAGTGTTCATCAGGCTGTATGGGATGCAGCCTGGTGAATCTTTCCGGGTGCTTGAAAAGGTTAGTCCGGAGAATTATGACCTTTTCATGAAATGTGTGTATTCGTGTTTGTGCGAGTTTGACTTATACGGAGTACACAGCTACTATTTAGAAGAACAAGGCACTGTCATCCTCAGGAGATAGGGCCGAATAGATATAACAATGATAGACGAAAGGATAATAGAACAAATCATCGACCGTGCCGACATAGTAGACGTGATAAGCGAATATGTCGAACTCAAAAAGAAAGGCATCAACTACCAGGCATGTTGCCCGTTCCATCAAGAAAAGACACCCAGCTTTGTCGTGAATCCGGCGCGTGGTATCTGGCACTGTTTTGGATGCAGTAAGGGTGGGAACGTTATAGGTTTTCTCATGGAGCACGAAACCATGACTTTCCCGGAGGCAGTCCGTGCACTTGGAAAACGTTACGGTATCACCATTGAGGAAGAAACACTGACTCCAGAGCAAGAGCAAGCACGGATGAAGCGAGAAAGTATGTTCGTTATCAATCAAAGATGCGCCGAACATTTTCGTAAAAATCTGCTTGACAAGGCTAATAAAAATGCGTTTGAGTATGTCAAAAGCCGCTGGGGGATGGAATTCTCCGAAGAGATGGGCATAGGATTTGCTCTTGAAAAATGGGATGATTTACTCAAATTTGCCCAGGTTTCCAGCTTGTCCATTGAACTGATGAAAGAGATGGGGTTGTTGAAAACCGGGGAGAGAGGTAATATCTATGATGGTTATCGTAATCGCATAATGATTCCCATTCGTGACAAGTTTCGTAGGATAATAGGCTTCACCGCTCGTGACTGTTCCGGAGATAAATCGGCGGCTAAATATATAAACTCCAACGAAAGTGACATATACCATAAACAGGATTCTATTTTCGGTATTGATACGGCTATACGTCAGGCTGCCAAAGACGATAAGTTCTATTTGGTAGAGGGTGCTCCCGATGCGATGCAGCTGAAGCGGATTCGGGTTAATAATGCTGTGGCACCGCTTGGCGGAGCATGGACAGAAAGTCAGATGGAACAGTTTAAGAAGTATGCGACCAAGGTCTGTTTTCTTCCTGATGCAGACCCACCTAATTTTGAGAAAGGAGAAAAATTAGGTGCAGGTATTCGCAATACGATGCGTAACGGTTTGCTGGCCATGAAATCCGGACTGGGTGTATCGGTCAAGGAGTTGCCCCTGGGAGAAGCGCAGAGCAAGAATGACCCGGATACCTATTGTACAAGCATACAGAAGTTTCAGGAATTAAAGGAGGTCGATTTTATTCCTTGGTATGCCCAGCATATATTTCAGGATGTAAACACTACCGAAGAGCGGAGCGATGCCATCAATACTATTAGTGCAATGGTTGTGATGGTCAAAGACGAGGTAAAAGAATCTATGTACCTCAAGCAGCTGCAATCTTTTTATGAAGATAAAAAACTGTGGCAGACGGCCATTAACCGCGCGAAGAAACTGGACAAGGCAAAGCAGGTTATTAGTGAGAGCAAGAAAATAGACCGTGACCTGTTGGGTAAATACGGTTTCTATGAAGAGTACAACGCTTACTTTGCATTGGCCGGTGAAACAGGCAAGCCGGTACAGTGGAGTAACTTTATTATGATGCCTATGTTTCATATCAAAGACTCCTTGCTCCCCAAACGTTTGTATCGTATCAAAAACCAGAATAAGCAGGAAGAAATTATTGAGATGAAGCAAGAAGACTTGGTTTCACTCTCCAAATTCAAACAAAAGGTAGAAGGGTTGGGTAATTACATTTGGCTGGCTTCCGAGAAAGAACTGACTAAATTGAAGATGTTCCTTTACGAGCAAACAGAAACAGCTCTTGAAATTACTCAACTGGGGTGGCAGCGTCAAGGTTTCTTTGCGTATGGCAATGGCTGTTTCGATACTGAATGGCATACCGCCGATGAATACGGTATTGTACGCCTGCAAGGAGGTAATTTCTATCTGCCAGGATGTAGTACCATTTATCGCGATGATATTAAATTATTCCAGTTCGAACGGCGGTTTGTGTATACTTCTTATAATAATGTCAGCTTGAGGGAATACAGCGACAAACTGGTGCAGGTATTTGGCGATAATGCTAAAGTGGGTATCTGCTTCCTGCTGGCTTCTCTCTTTCGGGATATAATCGTTGGACAGACGAAAAGTTTCCCCATTCTGAACTTATTCGGTCCGAAAGGTAGTGGTAAGTCGGAACTCGGTCACAGCCTGATGTCGTTCTTCATCATCAAGAATACACCGCCCAATATCCAAAATGCCACCATTGCTGCATTGGGTGATGCGGTGGCTCAATGCGCCAATTCTCTTGTACACATTGACGAGTACAAAAATAGTATAGACCTTGACAAACGGGAGTTCCTGAAAGGGATTTGGGATGGTACCGGCCGTAGCCGGATGAACATGGACAGAGATAAAAAAAGAGAAATTACCTGTGTGGATTGCGGTGTGATTCTATCCGGGCAAGAAATGCCGACAATAGACATTGCCTTGTTTTCCCGACTTATATACTTAACTTTTACAAAAACAGAATTTTCAACATCAGAAAAAAGAGCGTTTGACGAGTGCAAAAGCATTCGGGATTTGGGACTTTCACATCTAACTTTACAGCTGCTGCGTCACCGTGCAAAAATGGAGACAGATTTCTCTACTAATTATCGCCAGTGTATGGATGATTTAAACGACCGCTTGAAAGGCGAGTCCATTGAAGACCGCATACAACGAAACTGGGTGATACCATTGGCTGCGTTCCGCACACTTGAAGCTGTACTGGATGTACCATTCATGTATCGGGACCTGTTGGGCATCTGTGTCGATGGTATCATCCGGCAGAACCGTGAATGTAAAAGCAATAACGAACTGGCTAATTTCTGGAATGTGGTCAGTTACTTGCAACAAGATGGCGAGATATTCCTGGAGGCGGATTTTCGGATAGATTATCTCTCCAGTCTAAAGACTAATAAAGTCAAAGATTTGGTATTCAAACAGCCGCGCCCTGTTTTACGAATGCAAACCGACCGTATCTTTATGTTGTATAAGAAGTTTGCCCGCCAGGTAGGTGACAATGCATTACCTACTGAATCACTGAAATTCTACATCGAAAACTCTAAGGAATACTTGGGCGTGCAGAACTCAGTCCGTTTCAAGAACATACAAAAAGGGGTTGAAGTCACTAAGGAAGTAGAGGTCGACGGTAAAAAGTACTATCGCAAAACAAGTAGTACGAAACAAGCACTTTGTTTTGACTATACTGAGTTGATGGAGAACTACAACATCAATCTCAATATTGACATGGGAGTATCGGAGATAGAAGAAAGTGATGCTCATTATAAAGCGAAAGAAAACGGCAATTCTCCATATATGTTTTAAAATGTCTATCATAGTTGTGAGAGAGGCCCTTGCCTGTGAAGGTAGGGGCTTTTTTATGCACTTTCTATACTCGAATATAGGCTTTATTTTGAGGGAAAAAATACTTCTACACTTTCTACACTTTCTACAATGTTATAAATCAATGTATTAGTATATAAAAACGACTTCTATACATTTCTACAACTTTCTACAAAATGCAGTTTTTCTATATTTCTTCTACAAAATGGCACTTTATAGACAGATTTTCTACACTTATTACCCAATAATAAAACCGTTATATTATTGATATATAATCGTTTATGCTGATTGTAGAAATTGTGGAAGGTGTAGAAGACAAAAAGTGTCTGCTCGAATTGTGAATAAAAAAAACAGCAATATGAATAATATATAAACTGATATGGCTATATTTGTATAAAAATCAAAGCTTTAAATGATAAAGAAAGACCGATTTGTCTGCTGGCTTCCTTGTAAACCGTATGTCAGGCAGTTCTTGCTGTATAACTTCAATGCTCCGGATGATACATGGGACGAAATAGTCAACCTGTCATCGGATAAGGAGTTACAAAATGATTTCCTTTCCCGGCTGTCAAAACGTGGCCGCTATGAAAACAGATACCGGAACCTTTACCGTTATACTGCCAATGTAGCGGTGGAAATACGCCGTGACGATTTCTACCGTTATGGATGGGCTTTGTCGAACACCGAAGCGGTGGCGTTCGGAAACAAGGTAGAACGGCGTATCAAGCAGATGCTTTTCCTCTATCTCGATACCCATGTGAGTATGGGGATTCCACTCTCAACCGCTATCCGTAACTTTCAGAACAGTTTCGGATTCGATGAAGACACCTGGTCATATGATACCATCCGCAGAGAATATAACCGGCACGGCTATCGGAAAACCGTAGAGAATACAACGATTTTAGATTTTATTAACCGTATAATCTTGGGGAAGTTGTCCGAGTTTGGGACAATTTCCCAGCAAGGGAAATTAGCCTATGAAAATAATAAACTATGATTTTGAAAATATCGGTGGCTTGTTGAAGGTTCTTGCCGTTCCGCCTTCCTCGTTTTTGAGAGTCCGCAAGGATTATGTTACAGGCCTGAATTATCTGGAACTGCGTAACCGTGACAGTATCATTTCCCTTCCGATATATGCGGATGATACCTATTCCTTTTCCGAGGACAAGGAAAACGGAGATGCGGGTGATGCCTGGTCGGTAAGAGTTGAAGGAGTCATTCCGAAACTGTCACCGGTAAACCGGGAGTTGCTTGAAGTATTGGAACGCGGATTGTGGTATGTACTGGCGGTTGACGGAAACGGCGAGGTTCATTGGTGCGGCCAGGAAGAGGCACTATTACAGTTCAATACAAGCAATACCAGCGGACAGACGACTGCAAACCGGAACGGCACGACATTCACCTTCAGTTGCGTTCAGGATGAGCCTACTGTTTATATAGCGGAAATGGAAGATTTGGAAGCGTAAAAAGAAGGCTTATTCCATGTTTGACGGTATCCGGTGTCCTTGGGTACCGTTTTTTTTGCGCTTTTCTTTGCGTAAAAAAGTTATATGAACGAGACGGTTATCACACTATTCGGCAGTATTGATCAGTATTGGTACAATAAGAATTATCTGAAATACTTTCTGGACAAAGCAAAAGGCCAGCCCGTACGTTTGAAGGTTTCCAGTCCGGGCGGTGATGTTGCGGAAGCGGTTGCTATGTCCAGCCTTATGGCCGAGCACGGTAATGTGACGGTGGAGTTTATCAGCTTCAACGCTTCGGCGGCCACTATACTGGCATTTGGTGCCAAGTCCATTGAAATGCACGAGGATGGTATGTGGCTGGCACATAAGTGTAGTCTGGGCATTGACATTTGGGGGCATCTCAATGCCGATCAGATTGAAGGTGCTATCAAGGAACTGCAAAACAAGAAAAAGAGTGCCGAAGCCATTGACCTGATGATTGCGCAGAAGTATATCAACCGCAGCGGGAAAAGTCTGAAGGAGATTATTACCCTGATGGAAGAGGAACGTTGGATGCCTGCTACCGAAGCCAAGGAATGGGGATTCATAGACAAGATTATTCCCGGCGCCCATAAAAAGCCGCAGGTGACTAATGAAATAACCGATTGCTTTACCGCACTCGGTCTGCCGTTACCGGTTGTTGCTTCAGAAGAGAAGCCAGAACCGGAAAGCTGTGACAAAAGCCTGGTTTCCCAGATTATCGACGGTATTAAAGGGTTATTTCCTACCGGTAACAGAACTGACATATCCAATTCAAATACAGTTATTTCCATGCGTAAAGAATTTACTTTCATCAACCAGGTCCTCAACTGCGAAGGTGTTGAGGAAAAAGACGGTAAGATGCAGCTTACCGTAGAGAACCTACAGGCCATCAATGATGCCATCAAGGCTGCCAATGATGCGAAAACCAAGGCAGAAAATGATCTGACGGCTGCCAATACCGCCAGGGAAACAGCCGAAGGCAGTCTGACAGCAGTTATAAATGACCTTGACAGTCTGAGTGACAGTGTCAAGAATGCCGCCGACAACAAGGCGAAGGTACAGGTTATCCGTGACATTGTCACCCGGATACCGGGAACGGGTACGGTCAGCCATCAGGAAGCGAACGAAGACAACAGGTTCGCGGACATTGCTACAGACCCTATCAACAGTTTTGAGAATGAATAACATCTAAACAATTCTATTTATGGATTTTAAAGCACCTATTGACATTACCGCCGTTCTGACCGCGGTAAAAAAGCACAAGGACATCCTGAAGGCGGTCGACAAGCTCGACGCTTCGGAGGTCTTGAAACATTTCACTCCGGTACCGGGCATTACCGATTCCCTTGAACTGGGCAAGGTGGAGGGCGGAAGCATCTCCGGCAAATATACCGGCAAGTTCACGGCCGGCAAGTACCTGGGCAAGATTGTTCCCCGCCGCCTGGTAGTGCGTCCCGTTGTGATGGAGATGTCTGATGAGCCGGAACGTTACCGCCGTACCTATATCGCTGAAGTTCCTGGTACACTCCGCAAGGAACATCCATTCGAACTATGGCTGATTAATCACGGACACGAACTGGCGTCCAATGACCTGCTGTTTGCCATTTTCACGGCAAAATACAGTGCGGATGAAGAAAAGACGGATATTCAGGACTCTTTCGACGGTATCGGTACCATCATCACCGAAGGCGAGGCAGTCGGAGACATCTCCAGCGCTGAGGGTAACGTTTATACCACCGGCGAGTTGACACGTGCCAATATCGGAGAGAAACTGCTGGAAATGTGGCGTCACATGCCGCGTACCTTCAAGCGTAAGAAGAACATTAAGATGTTCGTTTCCGATGATTTGGGTGACATGTACGATGACTGGCGCAAAGATGAGGGTACCATCGTTATCGGACTCAAGGAAGACACTTCTGATACGCAGCATCTTCTCGGTTCCAACAACCGTTGTGAGCTGGTACGTGTTCCGAATCTTCCCGACGGCAGTCAGTTTGTCATGCTGACCACCAAGGAGAACGTATGCTACGGTTTTGATAAGGAAAGCGACTTCAAGTCTATCAAGCCGTTCATGTCGGGTAACCCCTATACGTTCGATGCTGCCGGAAAGTATCTGATTGGTTTCCAGTTCGTATCCGTACACAAGTCCGAGTTCTGCGTCAATGACCGTCCGGTGGATCCTGAAGGAACCAATCCGTTCGGATATATTGAGGTGACCATTGCGCCGGATGAAGCGGCCAACAACGGTGGAAAGTGGCGTATTCAAGGCGAGGAAATTTGGCGTGATTCCGGTACGTATGTGGCTGTTCCTGGTGGCAAGGAATATACCGTCGAGTTTCTGGAAGCTGCCGGATATACCACTCCTGCCGTGCAGAAGAAGACACCTGCTGCGGGCAAGGTGGAAAAAGTGACGGGCACCTATGTTGTTAAATCTGAATAAATCCTGTGACTATGGCAGAAGTAGACCCTAAATTATGTATTGCTCTTGATGATATCAATGAGGCAATGGACTGCGAGAACCAGGACAACATGGGCGGTATTATACCGTCCGTCATCTTCGGTTATCATGCGGATGTAGCGACCTGGCCGGACTATCCTAAAAAGAAGGAATCCCCTCTTTCTCTTGAAGAAGCCGGTACATTGGTCGGTGACCTTGTTATGAAGGAAAATTGTCGTGCATACAAGATGGATTTCACTGACGAGTTGGCCGAGTTCAAGATTACCGACCAGGGAGAAAGCGGCGGCGAATCATATTTGATGGATCTGAATATCATTTCTGCCAAAATGCGGAAAAAGATATTCGGTTTCGAGAACGCCACCAAAGGACGCAAGATGTTCTTTATCGTGACCGACAACAACGGCACGAACTATCTGATGGGCGACAAGCGCCGCGGTGCTCTGCGTGCATCAGGTGACGGAGCCACTACCGGGGCAAGCTCCACAGCCCGCAACCAGAACACACTCCATTATACTTTTACGGCGCCACGCAAATGTGTGTATGAAGGAGATACGGAAGACCTTCTCACCGTAAAAGCGGCCTTAAAGGAATAATCCTCTGTTTTCTCATCGAATTGTTTTCTGTGCCCGTCTCTCTTTGGCAGAGGCGGGCATTTTGTTTTGTCCTATCCCGGCAACGGAAATCGCAATAGCTTTGTGTATCATTAAAAATCAACGTACAATGTCAAAGATTACAGATAGCTACATTGAGGCACGCAGGGACGGCATCAAATGGCTGAACTCGCAGAAACGGGATTACAGTGCCGGTGTGAATATCCTTACCCGTTCCGGGTATAAGGGTTTTGTCGCCGCACGTCTGGCACGTCAGGGAGAAAAACCGCATACCCGTGAGAAACTGGAGTATGAAATCCGTCAGATGATAAAGGTGTGGTATCATCCCGATGATCCGCGCTTTGAAGATGTGGATTTGGCGGATGATGCGGTACCGGGTAATGACGGGCGTCCCGAAACAGTTACAGAAGAAACGGCGGCAGCCA